ATTCATATGTGAAAATATCATTATCCAAAACTTCTTATTTAATTTATAAAGCTGGTTGGAAATTTAAAAGTGAAAATCAAGAAGCTATAGATTACTTAGAACAAAGATTCAGAATAATGTCATACTGTACCAATGTTCCTATGGATATACTTATGCAAGGAGTAGCTGATGACCTAGTTAAATATTCAAATGCATTTCTACTTAAATGTAGAATAGAAAAGATACCAGGAGTTAAAGCGACTCCGCTTAATGAAGATGGTATGATAGTAGGTGGATATACTAGAGTAGATCCTTGCAGTATAAGAATCAAAAGAGATAAGCATGGTAACATAATGAAATATGAACAAGGTTTTGGTGGTAACAAAAAACAATTCAAACCAGAAGATGTTATACATTTTTATTTAGATAAAGATGCTAATAATGCATTCGGTACTCCTAGAATAATCGCTGCATTAGAAGATGTTAAACTGCTTAGAAAAATAGAAGGTAATGTTACTGCTCTTATATATAGATTTGCTATGCCTTTATATCAATGGAAGATAGGTATTCCTGAAGTAGGATTCCAAGGTACAGATGAAGAAATAGCAAAAGCTAAATATGAAATAGAATCAGGTAGTTTAGATGGAGTATTTATAACTAATGAGAAAACAGAAATAAAAGCAATAGGTTCCGAAGGAACAGCAATGAATATGCAACCATATTTAAATTATTTTGAGAATAGAGTATTCTCTGCATTAGGAGTATCAGCTGCTCAAATGGGTAGAGGTGGAGCTAAACAAGATGCTGATTCAATGGAACAACAAGTACATGATACAGTTAAATACATACAACGTATGATGGCAGAATTCATAGAAAAGAAAATGTTAATGGAGCTTTTATTAGAAGGTGGTTTTAATCCATTTGAAAAAGACAATTACGTTGATTATGTATTCGAAGAAATATCACTTGAAACTAAAATCAAAAAAGAAAATCATGAAATTAATAAGTTCCAATCTAATGTTACAACTTTCCCTGAAGCACGTAGACGTATGGGCTTAAAAGATGAAACAGATGATGACGAACAATTATTCAATAGAAAAATTACTGATGAATCAACAATAAGACAAATAGATAGAACTGCAGAACACCAATTAGAATTAGCAAGAGTGAACAATGCCGCTAAAGCTGCAACTGGTTCTTCTAGTAAGTCAAGTGGAGGAACTAAGAAAGCGAGTAGTGCAGGTACAAAAAAGACTAGAGTAACTAAAGACAAAGGACCTAGTGGGAGAGTAGATAGTATAGATAGACCAAAGAATCAATATGGCACTCATTCTGTTAAAATGAAAGAATCATTAGACGAGTCTTTAGTTACTAAATCTTCTAGGGAATATTCTAATATAAAAAACATATATTATGATTTGAAAAGCGATTTACAAAGCAAAGAAATAAAAACTAATATACATTATGAATACACTAAAGAATTATTAGTTAAGAAATTCAACACAATAATAGACAGACAATCTGCAATAGCAAAAACTGATGCAGTACAAGAAATCAATAAATTAAATCAAGAAAATAATGAAATACCTGTAGATAAGATTGATTTAATTAATTTTTATGAAGAAATAGAAAATTCTTTAAGTAATATACTAGTTGATATCAAAAAAAACGTTACTAAAGATAATATGAACGATATTTTTGATAAGAATGAGTACAGACTATTGTATTTATTAGATTATATGCAACGTAAAGTATATTGGTATAGTTACATAAAAGCTGGCTCATTAATAGGTGTAGACAAAGCGTATATAATATTTAATAGTAGCAGTGATAAAGAAAATCATGAATCTATAATAGATACTAATAAATTCACAATAGAAGATGTACCATCATATCATTCATTCTGTAATTGTAAAGTAACATACAATAAGAATGACAAAGGTGGTGAGTAAGAATTGTCATTAGAAGTTAAAGAAGAAGTCAGTGCGGTTATATTCTATAAAGATGTTGGAACATTAGACGCAAAAGAAAGTGTAGATATAGCTCCAGATTTTCAAGCTGTTTCTTCTGCTGTATCTCCTAATTCTATTAATGTAGATATAGAAGGTATCCATTCTGTTGTAACACGAAACTATACTTACTACACTCCAGACTGCCTTAAAAAGTCGATACCATATTGGACTAGTCCATATGAGAAACCTGTAATTATGCACCATAATGATAAAGACGGTATTCAAATAGGACGTATTAAATGCGTCGAGTATCTAGAAAAATCTAGAGCTGGAATGCCTGGTTTATTATTCACAGTTAATATAGGTGACGAAGCGGGAATAAAAGGAGTAAAGAATGGTACTTTATCAACTGTATCTTTGGGTGCTATAATCCATAAGGCTACATGTTCAATATGCGGACAAAACATAGCTTCCGAAGGAGAATGCGAACATAAGCGTGGAAGATATTACGACGAGAAACTATGCTATTGGATAATGGAAGAAATGGAACCAAAAGAATTATCTTATGTCATAGTTCCATCTGACAAATACGCCAATACAGTTAAAATATATAAACCTAAAAACATTAATTCGAAAGAATCTTATAGTGAAGGAGACGATGATAAACCTATGCATAACATGTTTGATAATTTAGATTTATCTATGGCTCAACCAGAAGAAAAAGTAGAATCTCAAGAAGCAGCTCAAGAAGAAGTTCAAGAAGTTCAAGAAGAACAAAAAGCAGAAGAAGCTGTTGCTGAACCAGAAGTGGTTGAAGAGCCTAAAGAAGAAAAAGCTGAACCAGAAGTTCAGAAGGAAGAACCTAAAGAAGAACAGAAAGATGAAGTAAAAGAAGACGAACCTGAAATGGAAGATAAGTCAAAAGAAGAATTACTTGACCTTGTTAAAAAACAAGACAAAATGATAGCAGATTTAAAAGACGATATAAAATACCTTAAAGACAAACTTGATAAAGAAAGAGGTATGAAAGAGTCTTTAGAATTACAATTACTTCAAGTTAAAAAAGTAAATAAAATGCACTTAGCTGAACAAGTAGTTGAATTAAGAAAAGAATTAGGTTTAAAAGAAGAAGCTATGGATGACTTAATGATGTTATCAGAAGAATCATTAAATTCATCAATTAAAACATTTATGGAATTCAAAGAAAGTACAACTTTCAATGTTGGTAAATTACCTCAAATAAAATCAGATGCTTTAGTAAGCGAAGAACAAGATAATACTGTTAAAGAAATTACAGAATCAGTTAATAACCAAAGTAATAGTAATATAGATTATGAGCAAGAAATCGATGACTGGTTTAAAAAAATGACTCATAGAAAATATTTTAATTAAGTTAGGAGTGAATAAATTACATGGCACTTTATCCTTATAGTTTTCAATCTAAAGATGTTCTTCAACCTGGTGCTAGAGGTGGTATGTTCGTAAATACAGGAATACCAGGTTACAGAAATGAAGAAGAAAGAATAAATAGAACTAATAACCAATTAGCAATGAACGACCATGACGTTCTTAATATTAAATATGGAGTTGACCCAAGACTTCCAGTATTATTCAGATATGGTTGGGCTTATGGTTATAATCAAATAATAATGCCTAAAGGAAGATTAGTTGCTGCTGATCCACACTTAATGGTTCTTGATACAGACACTATGCATTTCCATAATGCTTTAACATTAGCTAATGGTGGTGTAGATGTAGAATTAGTTAGAAACCCAAGACAAGGAAATGTTCCTGCTATGGTATTCTGGCAAGAAACTGCTGATGCTATAGAAGTAGATCCTGAAACAGGAGATATGGTAGGACAAGATGGAAAAGTTTATAGACCAGCTAATAAACCATTAGGTATATTAGAAAGAAATGAATATACTAGAGATTCTGATGCATTCAATGGTATAATGCCTGGACCAATCAGAACTGATGCTTTAGTAGACTTACCATGGTTCTTAGAACAAGCTAAAGCAGAAGGCAATCCATGGGGATGCGCTTATGGAGCATTAAAACCAGGTATGTTAGTTAAATCTGACTGCAACGGAAGAATATGCATGTCTCCATTATCAGACCCAGAAAAAGTTGCTGCTATGTCAATAGCTGATTATGAAAAAGAAAGACAACAAGTAGTAGGAGAAGTATATGCTACAGATCAAAGCTTACTTCCTGAAGGTGCTGCTAGATATGCTCAATGGGCATTAGAAGATAGATTAAATTTCAATGATATAAATCCATTTGTATGGCCAAATAGTAATAGAGCTGGAGAAGATTTTGTACACAATCCTCCAACTATGTATCAATCAGATTTTAAATATCCAGGATATCCATATGACAAAAATATGATATCTAATGATTTACATATGTTAGCTTCAACTAGAGAAGGAGCTTATGATCCTAGATTCGATGAAAGACATAGATTAGATAGAGGTATACCAGGATTAACTGATGGTGGAAATGTTGTTAAAAAAGCATTCGGTTCATCATTAGGACAAGGAGATATAGAATTTGCTGGAGAACCTCAATTAATAATATCTCATGTTAGAGAATTAGGAGCAGATTTATTCAAAGCTGAAGAAGCTATGGAAATAATGTTAAGATTACCAGATGTTGATTTATTAGACGCTAAAGTTGCTTTAGGAGAAGAAGCTGCTGTTAATATAGTATCTGGTGCTCAAATAGGAAATTTCGTAATACAATATGCTGATTTACATAAAGGATTATTCAGTATAAAACAAGTTCAAGCTGCTGCTGAACTTCAAGAAATAGAAGTAAAAGTTGCTTACATGAAAGCTGGAGAAGCTGGGGTTCCAACTAACTTAGACTGGGACGGATGCGTAGGTATGGTTCAAATATTACTTCAAAAATAAGATGATAAATTAATAACTTAATTATAAGGAGCTAGTTTATCATCTGCTCCTTAACCAAAACGCAAAGGAGGAATAGTTTTATGGGATTCGCATTCCAAGAAATGTTAGAAGAAATAAATGGAGCTAAAGGACTTAGAGCTACTTCAGCTAAAGCTAGAGAAGAAGGAAAACCTTATGTTCCTGAAAAATCTATAGATGCAATAGAAACAATGATAAGAAGTTCTTACGGGGACTATTCAATGGGTAGAATGAATATAGCAGAAGCTATGACTTCTACTGACGCAGTTAAATTAATACCTAAAGTTATAGAAGGTAAATTAAGAGAAGCTGCAGAACCTGAATATTTAGGAACAAGATTTTTTAATACTGTACATATAAATGACGGTGGAGCATCTGCTGTTTATGTATTCCCAATAGTAGGAGAACTAATAGCATTCGAAGTTGCTGAAGGTTCTAGATACAGAGAAAGTAATCTAGACTTCAATACTGGCGAAAACGCTACTTTAGAAGTTAGATGCAAAAAATTTGGTGTTAGAGTATCTATAACTGAAGAAGCATTAAACGACAGTACTTGGGATCTATTCAATATAAACGTTAGAAAAATGGGTCAAGCAATGGCTAGAATAAAAGAAGAACAAGTTTTCCAAAACTTTACTACTCATGGAAAAACTATATTCGATAATGCTTTAAGACAACAAATGCCAAGTGCAGGAACTACTGGATTAGGTAAAGATGGAAACTACAATGATACTTTATCTGTAGAAGATTTCCTTGATATGTCTTTAGCATTAATGGGTCAAGGATATACTCCAACTGACTGTATAATGCATCCATTAGTTTGGGTTGTATTTGCTAGAAATTCTATGATAGGTAACGGATTAACTTTTGGTGCTTTAGGTGGAAACAATGTTCATCCTAACGGAGCTATACAAGGTACACCAGCTGCATTTGGTATGGCTAATAACGGTAATGGACAAAAAATGATAATGAGACCTGAAGATGTTCAAAACAGATTACCAATGCCTATAGCTATAAACTTCTCTCCATGGGTTAACTTTGATAGATTAAATAAAACATTCGATATGTATATATTAGATAGATCAGATGTTGGTGTTATAGCTCAAAAAGAAGGATTAAGCCATGACAACTGGACAGATCCAGAAAGAGATATCAGATTATTAAAATGTAAAGAAAGATATGGAATTGGTATCTACAATAATGGTAAAGCAATAACTGTATGTAGAAACATAGCTGTTGCTCCATCTTATCCAGCTGCACCTGTTATAAATATAAACAATATACCTTCTAAATAAGGTTAATCTATAAGGGGTTGGCGATATGCTAACCCTTTTTTAATAGAGGTGGAATATGAAAAACGCAATAGGCAAAATAATATTATCTGAAAAAATGTTTGGTTGGTTTGATAATGTAAATGGAATTAGATTAACCATAAAAAAACCAGAAGCTATGATTTATGAAGGTCAGAATTTAACATTAATAAATCAGGCAGTTAAAGAAGGTAAAATTAAATTTGTAAAATTCTAATAACAAGTAGGTGATATATTGTCAACTTATAATGAGTTTAGTATTCAAGATGTTATAGCTGATTTGTCTCAAAAAAGAATTATTATCAAAACAAATTTCAAAGTTGATCCAGATAGCGTATTGCCAACTAACATTGCTTTTTACAACTATGATAATTCTTCATTAGAGAAATACAATCTGGTAGTAGATAATAAAATAATATACGTTATATTAGAAGAGTATCCAAAAAGCGATGTAAGATATTATTTAAAAATAAAAGATTTAAAAGATGCATTAGGAAGAACTTTAAGAACTCACCATGACGATTATATAATATTTCAAAATGATTTAAAAACTAAATTACAAATAGTTAATCCTAAATCAAGAGAAACTTTAAGATCACAAACTTTTTCAATTAATATAAAAGCTACTGAAATTGAAGAAGGTTCTACATGCAAGATACAAATAGCTTCTGATAATATCTTTTACAATTTGTTATCAGAAATATCTCAAGACATAACAAGTGAAACTGTATCAATAGAT